TAAATACGAGGTTCTAAGTAACAAGAAACTAATTCATATTTATTGTTTTTTTTAATAAAATTCCATTTATATATTACATAGCAAATATTTTCATTATTATTTAAATCTGTATTTTCTGGATAATAAATATCATTAAATTGAATGCCATTATATAATAAATCTTTGTATGTTGCTTTAATTTTGACATCTACATTATATAATTCTTCTCCTTCTTCAATATATTTTTCATAATTTATAATTTCAAAATCCTTAAATTTTCTAAAGAGAATGCCATATTTGCTATCGTTGAATAATTCAATTAATCTTTTATTACTAGTTTGTTTAATAATATTCATATCGGAAGAATATGATTTTAATTTAGTTAATGCAATATCTGGATTATCATTTTTAAATGTATATAAAATATCTTTTAATATATCTTTAATATCAGAATTAATTAATTTATTATTTGTTTCAATGTTTTCATTATTATTAGATTTTTCTATATTTAGTTTAGGTAAATCAATACTTTCTTTTTGTGCTTCAATAATTTCAATAATTCTATTTGCTTCTTGTCTTAATTGAAGAATTGATTTATCATCATTATTTTTTTTATCATCATATGCTAAAAAACTAATTACTAATGGAGATAATGTAAATAATTTGCGTCTACTAATCAAATTATTATTATTTTTTAATGAAATATTCTTAATTAAATTTAATTTATAAGAGAAAACCGAATTAATAAATAACAACGAAACAAGAAAATATTTAACCATTTATTATTATTATNAATAAATATTTATATGATTTTAGTTATATGTGATTTAACTGTCGGNATATCTATATTATTTATATATATAATTTATAATTTATACANNAAAATAATATAAAAACTTAATCACTATATATAATAAATGATATCATATATTAAATTATTTNTACTAACTAATCTATTTTATTTAAATATTTGTTATAAATATGAATATGATATTAAAAATATTCTAAATAATATTCCAAATAATACTAATGTAAGAAATAATAATAGTAATATAATTAAATTCTTAGAAACAAATAAAACAAATAACACAAATTTAATAAATACAACTAATACACTTAAATTAAAAAATAATACAGAAGTTATACCTCCTTATTTACAAAGAAAAAGTAAGTTTTGTCATATTAAATGTAACTGTTTTTTCTCACATAATGTAATAAATGATAATATAAATGTAAATAATGGTATTAGAACACATGGTTTACCATTTAGTAGTATGAATGATAATATATGTGTTTCAAAATATATTTAAGACTTAATTAATTTTTGTTTATTAATGGATATAGAGTTTAGTAAATTATCTATTAATAATTGTGATATTTGTAATAATATATTAACAAATATTAATAAAAATATATGTAATTGTTGTTCTGATAAAATAAAATTTTTATACGAGGATGATATAATTAATTTAAATTGTATTTATTGTCAGTTTTATACAGATTATAAAAATTCATATATATGTTCAAATTGTCAACCTATATAAAATTATATAAATATCATATTATTTAGATATGATATGAGTATAGATAATCTAAAGTTAATAGATTTATTTGCAGGAACGGGTGCATTTTCGTTAGCATTTGAAAAAAATAGTAAATGCGAATGTGTATTTGCAAATGATATGATTGAATGTTCTAAAAAAATTTATACATTAAATAATCCGAACAGTATATTTACTTTAAAAGATTTACATGAAATAAATGTTAATGATATACCATCGCATGATATATTATGTGGTGGATTTCCATGTCAACCATTTAGTATAGCTGGTAATAAAAAAGGATTTGATGATAATAGATCAAATGTATTTTGGAAAATTATAGAGATTTTAGAGACACATAAACCAGAAATTATTATTTTAGAAAATGTTAAAAATTTAAAATCACATGATAAAGGAAATACATTTAATATAATAGAAAATAATTTAGGAAAATTGGGTTATTATATTAAAACGGCAATTTTAGATACGAATAAAATAACAAATATACCACAACATCGCGAAAGAATTTATATTGTTGGTTTCTTAAATAAAGAAAAATATGACAAATTCAATTTTAATTTTCCTAAAAAAACACAATATAAAATATCAGATATGCTGGAGAAAAATGTAGATAATAAGTATTATTATTCTGATAGATTTAAAGTGTTCGAAGAAATAGAAGAAAATATAACAAAAAATATATCAGAAAATGTTCTTTATCAATATAGAAGATATTATGTTAGAGAAAATAAAAGTAATTGCTGTCCTACATTAACCGCAAATATGGGAGGCGGTGGTCATAATGTTCCTTTATTAAAAGATGATAAAGGTATTAGAAAATTAACTCCAAGAGAATGTTTTAATTTGCAAGGTTTTCCATTAGATTATAAATTACCAGATATATCTGATACATCATTATATAAGTTGGCTGGTAATGCTGTTTCNGTTCCNGTAGTTGATTTAATNGTTGAAAAATTAAATAATATATAAAAAATATAATGTATTATTATAATAATGTTAAAATTTTTATTACTATTAAGTCAGTTATTTTATACACATTGTTTTTTAATTTCAGAANGAGGAAATATTTTACAAATTAATAAAAATTTAAGAAAATCACAAAATATTTTAAATCTTAAAGCAAGATTTAGCAATAATATTTCAAGACGAAATATATTATATTTATCGCCTGTTATTTTAAATCCTAAATTAGTTTTGGCGGATAATAATTCCGAAATTAAGAAAATTGCAGTTTTTGGAGCATCTGGTTATACAGGTGGTGACACAATTAGAAATTTGCTAAATAGAAACAAAGAAGTTATTGCACTAACAAGAAGAGAAATGAAAATTGTTGATAGAGAGCATATGGCAAAAAATACTTTAGTTATTGATGATATCAATCAAAAAAACAAAATTACAAATATTGTTTGTGATGTACTGAAACCAAATACATTAAACAATATTTTAAAAAATGTGGATGCAGTTATTTATTGTGCGGCTTCAAAAGCTAAAGTTAAAATTGACCCTTTAGATCCAATGTTAAATAAACAGAATAATGTTGTAAGTAAAGATGATTATGTTGAAGAAAGTAATCATGTTGAAGATATAGGATTAAAAAATGTTGTTAATGAAGTAATTAAAAATAATGTTAAAAAATTAGTAATTGTATCATCGATATGTGCAAAATGTCAAAAAAATATGAAAAATGAATATGAAAATCCGGGAGAAGTTATTGATAGAGGTGAAACAACATGTGAACCATGTTTTAACAAACAAGAAGGTGAAGAATTAGTAAAACTTATGTATGAAAAACACCCCGAACTAAGTTATACTATTGTTAGACCAGGAATGCTTTCTCCTGGTGAAAAAAGAGGCGTTGAAGAAATTGAATTTAATCAAGGAGTAACAAAAAGTGGTATAATATCTCGAGAAGATTTATCAGAAATTTTAATTGAATCTACTTTAAGTAAAGATTCTGGTTCAAAAACATTTGAAGTTTACTATAAAGATACCGCACAACCTGTTGATATGTATAAATCTTTGCAAAAATGTAAGGAAATGGGCAAAAGTGTAAAAGAATGTTTTTTTGGAGAAGGATATGAGAAAAAAGAAGACTTTACGATTGATAAATTGTTAAAAAATAAAGTAAAAGGTACAATATTTCCATCAGGAAATGAAGTAATTGGAAATGATTATACTAAAATTTTAAAAGAATTAAAAAAAGACGAAAAAGTAAATTACGATATAAGTATATTAGGTTCTCATGATATTCTATAATATATAATATAGAATGACTTACTTTTTAATGACAAATAAATTAGGAGATTATGCGTGTTTTACTTTTAATAAGTATGATGATTATATAAAATGTTATGAAAGATATGATAAATTAGGATGGATATAACAAAAATATAATATTAATTTTATATATGGAGGAACATATTATAGAAATTCATTCTGATGTTATTAATTCTGAAATAAACGAAGATGATTTAAATGCAAATAATAATATGTTGGAATTAGAAGTAAAAGTTAAGAATGCAATATCTAAATTAGAAGAATTAATAAAAAGTAAAAAAAAAATGGAAGATGAAAAAAAAGAAATGGAAAAAGAAAAACATATATTAGAAAAATCTTTAAATACTTTAAAATCAGATGTAAAAATAATAAAAAGTGATGAACTATTTTCTTTAACTAATTTAAAGAAAAATTTGGACAATAGATTAATAAAATGTGTAGATGAACAAACAAAAAATATAATAATTGCAAGAAGATCATATCATAATATTAATAATAAATATTGGTGGTCATCGATATTTATTTTAATTTTTTCATCTGTAATAACATTTATAGAAGCAGTAAGATTAATAATTGAAAATACAGAAAATAAAAAAATAAAAGAATTAACTTATATAATTAGTATATCATCTATATTAATTGGAATATTAATAACAATAGTAACTGGTTATATAAAATTCAATGATTATCAAAATAAATTAGAAATAATAAGTAGTCGTTTATCTTTATTACTGCAATATCAAAAAAAATTCGAAGTAATTAAGTTTCAACTTTCAACATATTCATTACCGGAATTAAATAATGACAAAGATACAATACAATGTACAAAACATAATATATTATCGAAAGAATTATTAAAAGAATTTACTACTTCATTAAATCGATTAGAAGAAGATATACAAAATAATGAATTATTAAAATATATAACAGATTCATGTGAATTTAGATATTATAGAGAATATGTTGATACATATATAAAAGACATGATGTATAATAATTATATTAAAACTTTAACAGAATATTTACATAGTCATGATAATAATTATGATACTGAAAATACAGAAAGAATATATGAAAGAATATCAAAAATAGTTAATAGTCAGAGAAATAAGAAGAAAATAAAAATGGATTTTGAATTATTGAAAGAATTAAAACAAAATTTAACAAGTAAAACCAATTAATTCTTAAAGAAAAATAATAACAGATTATTAATAGTGTAATATGTCTAGTAGTAATACAAATTCAATGATAACAGAAAACGAATTAATGAAAGATTTAACAAATATATTAGCTGAAATACATAAATTTACTGAAACAAATATTGCAAAACCATTAAATGAATTTGCAGAAACAAATATTGCAAAACCTTTTAATGAATTTGCTGAAACAAATATTACAAAACCTTTTAATGAATTAACAGATACAACTATCAATTATTTTAAATAATTTATTT